AAAAAAGAGCCTCCGGCCTCCGCGCAACATTCTGCGGAAAACATGGGGAATAGCAATTCTGGACGCCGCCCGCAACCGACCGCGTTGAAGGTGCTCCGCGGCAATCCGGGTCAGCGCACACTCAATACGCGCGAACCGAAGCCGCCGGCCGGTGAGGTGGTGAAGCCGGCCGGGTTATCGGCCGGTGCGTCGGCGATCTGGGAGGAATTGGCACCGATTTGCGGGGCGATGGGCACCCTGACCCCGGCCGATCTGCGACCCTTCCGGACGCTCTGCGAGCTGCAGTCGTCGCTCGACCGCGCCAGCGTGTTGAAGTCGGTGGGCGAATGGGAATCGGCGTTGAAGCTCGAGAAGGAATTCGCGGGCCTGATCCGGCCGTACTACGCGCTGTTTGGCCTCGAGCCGGTGTCGCGCGCCCGGATCACCGTGCCGAAGACTGAAGAGCCTGTCAACAAGTGGGACGGGCTGCTGTCGGCCGTCCGACCCGTGTGATCCGCAGGATGGTCCGCCTATGAGTGCCGGCGTGTATCACTTCACCATCGAGCAGGGCGCGGCGTTCGGCCGCGTCTTCGACTGGGTGGACGACACGGATCAGCCGATCGACCTGACCGGCTGCACGGCCGCCATGCAGCTACGCGACAGTTACCCGAGTCCGATCGCGCGGACGTGGACGCCGTATCTGACCGTCGAGGGCCCGGTGGGACGCGTCACCCTGGCCGTGCCGGCGGCGGACACGGCGGCGATCACGCTCGCGCGCGGCGTCTACGATCTCGAGCTGACCCCGCCGGCCGGGAGCGGCGCCACGTTCCGCTTCCTGCAGGGCCGATGGGATCTCGCGCCCGAGGTGACGAAATGAGCATCATGGTGACGTCGTACCCGTCCGGGACCACGTCGGTCGTCAAGGTCGGCCTCCAGGGGCCGCAAGGCATCCAAGGGCCGCAAGGCGTGGACGGACCGCCCGGCCCGCAGGGCGTGGACGGACCGACGGGGCCGCCCGGTCCCACCGGAGCGACCGGACCGACCGGCGAGACGGGACCGGCCGCCGGGCCGCATGCGCCGACGCATCAAGCGGGCGGGGCGGACCCTTTGACCGCTGTACCGGCGACGATCCTGACCGGCACGGTGCCGGATGCCACCTTGTCCGCCAATGTGCCCTTGAAGGATGCGGCGAATACGTTCACGCAGCCGCAAACGATCAGCGCGGCGTCCCTGGCGATCGGCACGAGTCCGGCGCAGTCGGGTGCCGTACGGCTGGCGAACGATACGGCGGTGAGTGCGCGCAATGGGACGAATTCGGCGGATATTCGGATGCTGCGCTCGACGGCCGGCAACGGAATTGTCTTGATCGACAAGATCAACATCAATGCCGGGGGTGACACGTTTCCCGTCTCAGACAATGCGCAAACGCTGGGATGGCAGGGTGGCCGATGGGCGGGTGGCTATTTCGGGCAAGTAGAAATTGGGACGGATCCGGCGCAGTCGGGTGCCGTACGGCTGGCGAACAATCAGGCGATCACTGCGCGGACTGCGGCCAATGATGCCGACTGTGAAATCGCGAAACTGGATGCCAACAACAATGTCGTCATCAGCGGGAGTGGACGGACCGTGATTCTAAATGGGTCCACGCTCCCGATTGGCGTGCTGAATCTCAGCATCAGTCCCTATACCGTCTTGTCTGAAACCGCAGCAGCACCAGGCGCCGCGGCGGCGAATCAAGCGCATGTCTGGCTGGAAGACAACGGCGCCGGCAAGTCGCGCCTGATGATCCAATTCGCGACCGGCGTCCCGGTGCAGATCGCGATTCAGCCGTAACACGCATGGCCGCCAGACGCGGCGATCCGGGACCGGCCCGCGCCGTCCGGTTTATCAACAACCTGACGCACACCAAAGGCGCGTGGGCCGGCCAGCCGTTCGCGCTGCGGCCGTGGCAGCTGCGCGTCGTGCGCGAGCTGTTCCGCACGCGCCGCGATCGGCGCCGGCAGTACCGCACGGCGCTGCTGATGCTGCCGCGCAAGAACGGCAAGACGGAGCTCGCGGCGGCGATCGCGCTCTACGGCCTGTTCGGCGACGGCGAGCTGGGCGCGGAAGTCTTCAGCGCCGCCGCGGACAAGGACCAGGCGGCGCTGTGCTTCAACGTCGCGGCGCAAATGGTCCGCAACGATCCGACGCTGCTCGCGCAGTGCGACATCGTCGACAGCCAGAAACGCATCGTGCATCGCCCCAGCGGATCGTTCTACCGCGCGATCAGTGCCGAGGCGTACAGCAAGCACGGGTTCAACGCGTCGATGGTCGTCTATGACGAACTGCACGCGGCGCCGACACGCGAGCTCTACGACGTGCTGTCGACGTCGATGGGCGCGCGCACGAATCCGCTGATGCTGGTCATCAGTACGGCCGGCTACGATCGCCACTCGATTCTGTGGGAGCTGTACAGCCACGCGATCCGCGTGCGCGAGGATCCCGATCTGGATCCGTCGTTCCTGCCGGTGATTTACGAGGCGCCGGCGGAGGCGAACTGGCGGCACGCATCCGTGTGGCGGAAGGCGAATCCGGCGCTCGGGGATTTTCGATCGCTCGAGGACATGCGGATCGCCGCGAAGCGCGCGGAGGAAATCCCGGCGCAGGAAAACGTCTTTCGCCGGCTGTTCCTGAATCAGTGGACCGAACAGGCGGACCGCTGGATCAGCCTGGCGGCCTGGCAGGCGTGCATGGTCCCGCGCGCGCCCTCGGCGCTCGAGGGCCGGCGCTGTTTCGTCGGCATGGACCTGTCGACGACGACCGACCTCACCGCGCTCTGTGCCGTGTTCCCGGGCGGCGACGGGTTCGACGTCCTGGCGCATTACTTCCTCCCAGCCGACGGCCTGGCGGACCGCATGCGCCGCGATCGCGTGCCCTACGACCAATGGGCCGCGGCCGGCTACCTCACGCTCACGCCGGGCAACGTCATCGACTATGAGGCGATCCGCGCGACGCTGCGGTCGTGGGATGCGGCGTACGACCTCGGCGCGATCGGGTTCGATCCGTGGAATGCCGTCGACCTGGTCGAACGCTTGAAAGCGCAGGACGGGCTGACGTGCCTGCCGATCCGGCAAGGCTTCGCGGCGTTGTCGTCCCCGACCAAGTCGCTCGAGAAGGCGGTGCTGGGCCGGCAGCTGCGGCACGACGGCGATCCCGTCCTGTCGTGGAACGTGTCCAACGTGGCCGTCGAATCCGACGCGGCCGGCAACCTGAAACCGTCGAAGCGGCTGTCGACGCAGCGCATTGACGGCGTCGTCGCCCTGATTCTCGCGATCGACATGCTGGAGCGGCACGCGCCGACGCCGGCGCCGCACTATCAGATTTTCACCTACGGAGGCCCGCCAGGATGACGCCGAACACACCCGGCCGGCCGCGGGTCGAACCGACCGATCGGGCGCCGTCGGTGTACCTGCACGTCACGCTGAACGCCGCGCTGTATGACAAGTCGTACGACGCCGCGCGGAAGCGCCGCATGACGGTGCCGGAGTTGATCCGCCACGCGCTCCGGCGCGAGCTCGCGCGGGACCCGCCGTGAGTACGTTCGACGACCGGGCCGAGATCCTCAGCCGGGTCGCCGAGGAACTGACGACGCACCAGCAGGCCGAAGGCAATCTCAAGGTGGAGCTGCCGGCGCTCGCCGCGCTGCAACTGGCGACGCTGATCCAGGTGGTGTTGCCGGACGCCAATCTCCCGGCGGCCCATCGGGCACTGGGCGCGGCGGTCGTGATCCTCGTCCAGCAGTACTTTGCGGACTGTCCGGCCGTCCTGGCCGTGCTCGCGGCGGATTTCCCGACAAAAACTCGACACTGACGCCAGCCGCCCGGTAGCGTCAACGGCCGTGACGACCGATCGCACGGGCGACCTCACCGATTTCACCGTCAAGGCCGTCGACGACGACCAGCGCATCATCACCGGCATTGCGACGACGCCGCGGCCGGACCGTTCCGGCGACGTCATCGACCCGTTGGGCGCGACGTTCACGAATCCCGTGCCGCTCTTGTTAGGCCATGACACGAACCTGCCGGTGGGCGAGGTGACCTTCGGCACCGCGTCCGCGGACGGGATTCCGTTTACCGCCACGCTGCCGCGGATTCTCGATCCGGGGCCGCTGAAGGATCGCGTCGATGGCGCCTGGCAGGCGATCAAAGCGCGGTTGCTGAAGAGCGTGTCGCCGGGCTATCGGGCGATGAAGGACGCGATTCACGTGCGGCCGGGCGGCGGGTTGCACTTCCTCAAGACGGAATTCCTCGAGCTCTCCCTCGTGACGATCCCGGCGAACGCCGACGCCACGATCACCGCGTATAAGGCCGTGTCCCCGGAGTCGAAACCCATGCCCACGATTCACGAACAGATTACCCACTGGAACACCGAACGCGGCCCGCTGGTGACGCGGATGACCGAGATGGTGTCGCCGGACAAGACGCTGTCCGAGGTGGAACAGAAGCAGTACGACGACCTCGCTGATCGCGTGCAGGCCATTGATGCCCAGGTGGGTCGGTTGCAGAAATTGGAAAAAGCCAACATCGCCCAGGCGGCGCCGATCACCGCGACGCCAGGCCCCGTCAAATCGTTCGGCACGGTGCAGGTGCGGTCGAACCAAATGCCCGGCGCCATCTTCACGCGCGCGCTGATGGCCGAGGTGTGCTGCCGCGGCAACAAACGCGAAGCGGCCGACTATGCCGCTACCCGCTGGCCCGACATGCCGGAAGTGGCGTTGCATATCAAGGCCGCCGTGGCCCCCGGCACCACGACGGGCACGACCTGGGCCGCGCCGCTCACCGGCGCGACGGCGGAATTTATCGACCTGCTCCGACCGAAAACGGCCATCGGGCAAATCACGGGGATGTTGAAAGTGCCGTGGAATGTCAAGGTACCGGGGCAGACGGGCGCCGGCACGTACAACTGGGTCGGAGAAGGCAAACCGAAGCCGGTGACCTCGCTCGCGTTCACATCGAATGTGCTGCCGATCGCGAAGGCGGCCGGGATCATCGTGATCACCAAAGAGCTCGCCATGAGCTCGAGTCCGTCGGCCGAGGAACGGTGCCGCGATGACATGATCAAAGGGATCACCGCGTTTATCGACAGCCAGTTCATCGATCCTGCGGTCGCCGCCGTCGCGGGCGTCCATCCGGCGAGTATCACCAACGCCGTGACGCCGATCACGTCCGTCGGGCCGCTGCATGACATCGTGTCGATCGCCAGCGCCTTTGCGGCGCTGAATGTCCCCCTGAGCGGGCTGACGTACATCATGAGCCCCGCCAATGCGCTCGTGATGTCGTTCGTCCGCGACGCGCAAGGCAATGCGACGTTTCCTGGCATGAGTGTCGTGGGGGGAAACGTGAACGGCCTGAAGATCCTCACCAGCGCCGCCGCCGGCACGAATGTCATCGGGCTGGTGCCGGAATTGATCATGTACAACGATGAAGGCGGCGTCACGGTCGACGTGAGTCAAGAAGCGTCGTTGCAGATGAGTGATACGCCGATGGATCCGGCCGACGCCACGACCGTGTTCGTCTCGCTGTGGCAAGGGAATTACATCGGGTTGCGGGCCGAGTGGTTCATCAGCTGGTTGAAGGCGAGCGCCAATGCCTGCAAGTACGTGAACGGCGCGACCTATACGCTGCCGGTCGCAGGGCCGGCGGGTGCGATGGCGGCCGGCGCCACACCGCCGCGGAAGGGCAACGGCTCATAGGGCATGAAGCTCGCGATCGCCGGGTACGAACTGCAGATCGCGAAGGTGCCGGCGGGCCTCTCGCCGGTGTCGTCGCGACGCAGTTGGTGGCCCACCGTGCGGGAACCGTACAGCGGCGCCTGGCAGCACAATGCCGATCTGCCGGCGCCCAGCGCGGTCCGCAACCCAACGATCTTCAGCTGCGCCACGCTGATCGCGGAAACGATCGGCAAGTGCGAACTGCGGCTGGTGGAAGAAACCGATCCGGATGTGTGGGTGCCGACGAGCAACCCGGCGTACTCGCCGGTCCTGCGGAAACCGAATCGCTATCAGACCCGGCAAAAGTTCGTCGAGGCGTGGCTGGCGTCGAAGCTGCTGACCGGCAATGCGTTCATCCTGAAACAGCGCGATCAGCGCGGCGTCGTCGTGGCGCTCTATCCGCTGGATCCGGCGAAGGTGACGCCGCTCATCGCGCCGGACGGGGCCATCTATTACGAGCTGCAGCGCCACGAGCTCGCCGGCCTCACCGTCGAGCAGAGCGGCACGGATCGGTTCGTCGTCCCCGCGCGCGAGATCATTCACGACCTGATGGTGCCGCTGTTTCATCCGCTCGTCGGCGTCAGTCCGATCTACGCGTGCGCGACGGCGGCGCTGCAAGCCTTGTCCATGCAGGACAACAGCGCGGCATTCTTTGCCAATGGCAGCCAGCCGTCCGGTGTGATTCTCGTGCCGAAGGAAATCTCGGAAGAGGACGCCAACGCGCTGGCGGCGGCCTGGTATGCGAAGCACGGCGGCGTGAACGTCGGCAAGATCGCGATCCTGCCCGGCGGGATGACGTACCAGCCGGCGGGATCGTCGGCCGTGGATTCACAACTGGTCGAACAACTGGGCTGGACGACGAACACGATCGCCGGCGTGTTCAAGGTGCCGGCCGCGCTCGTCGACAGTTCGCATGCCGCGCCGTACGGGAACAGTGAACAGCTGGTGCAGCAGTTCTACAGCCAGTGCCTGCAGGCGTTGATGACGGCGATCGAGCTCTCGCTCGACGAAGGGCTCGACTTGGGGCGTCCGCTGGGCACCGAATTCAATATCGATGATCTGTATTGGATGGACACGGCGACGCGGACGAAGGCCGCGGCCGACGCGATCGGATCGGCGACCCTCACGCCGAACGAGGCGCGGCGGAAGTACTTCGGCTACGGGCCGATCGCCGGCGGCGACTCGGCGTACATGCAGCAGCAGAACTACGGTCTGGCGGCGCTGGCGGCCCGCGACGCGACGCGTCCGCTGGCGATGCCGCCCGCCGCACGCGTGCCGGTGGCGCTGCAGCCAGCGCCGACGGATGACGAGACGGTCGATGCAGCCGTTTGAACCGCTCGTCACGCTCGCCCAGGCGAAAGCGCAGCTGTCGATCACGCACGGCGATCAGGACACGTTCATCCAGGGGAAGCTGGACGAGGCGACGGCGCTGGTGCTGAATTACGCCGACAAGGCGCCGTTCGAAGGCTGGACGATTGACCACGTGCCGCTCGAAATTCGCTCCGCGATCCTCGACGTCCTCACCGACCTGTACACCGATCGCGGCGATCAGGACCGGCCGACCAGCCGGACGCCGTCGCCGTGGGACGGCTTCCCGTCGCCGTCGGTGCGCGGCAAGTTGATGCGCTGGCACTCGCTCGTGGTGGCCTGATGGCGCGGACGATCCTGCCCATCGGCCGGCTGACGGAAAGCGTCACGTTCCTGTCGACGACACCGCCGGACACGCCCGTCACGTCGCTGACCTCGACGGGCACCGTCGCGACCGCCGTGACCAGTGGGCCGCACGGCCTGCACACCGGCGAGTACGTCGCGATCCGCGGGGCGCTGCCGGCCGGCTATACCACGACGTCCCGTCCGGTCACGGTCACCGGGCCGTCGGCGTTCACCTACGCGGTGCCGCCTGGCCTGGCGTCGCCGGCGACCGGGACCATCACGGTCACGTTCCAGTCGGACAGCCAGGGCGGCCAGCCGGACGACCTGTACACCGTAGGCCAGGCGTTCGCGTCGATCGAACCCATGAACGCCGCTGAACGCCTGGTGCTGTCGGGCGGCCCGGCCGCCACGGTGAACTACCGGGCCATCGTGCACTACCGGACCGGGCTGACGCCGCAGATGAAACTCCGCTGGTTGCGCTATCAGGACGCCGTGCCGCGTCCGCTGGAGATTTTCGGCGTGTATCCCCATCCGGATCCGGCGTACGCGCACCGCTTCCTGGTGCTCGAGTGCGGCGAGGGGCCGATCTGATGGCGCACTCCGCCCTGGTCGATGTCGCCGACGCCGTCTTCCGCGTGCTGAACGTGCCGACGCTGACCGCCCCGCCGCCGATCGGCGCCGGCGCCAAACGCGTCGTCGATCAACCGGTCACGTCCGGCGCGCAGACGTTCCCGTTCGTGTGGTACGAGCTCGCGGCGGAACGGTCCTTCGGCGGCCTCGGCGAGGGGCCGTGGCTGCTGGAAGTCGATCTGCGCGTGCACGTGTTCAGCCAGTCGAACGGCATGCAGGAAGCGCAAGCGATCATTCAGGAAGCGATCCGGCTGCTGCGCCTGGCGGAACGATCGGGCGTGCTGCCGGTGACGGGGTGGGCGTCGTGGTATGCGCCGCACGACGCGACGATCACACTGCCGTTTGAGCTGTTGAACGGCGTCGCCGTGCGCGAGCTCGTCGCCGAGAACCGGATCTATCTCGAGGAAGTCGCATGACGCCCGACGCGATCCCGGATCCGGCGGACCGCCTGGTCGACGACCGCGGCCAGCCGCTGCACCGGCCGCACGATCTGCGCTGTCCGCGCTGCGGCGCGGTGCCGGCGACGCGCGTGGCCTCGAGCGGCTTTGGCCGGCCGCACGACGTGTGCGGCATGTGCGGGTATGAGTTTGCGGACGACACCGTCACGGGAAAGGGCGACCGATGAAGTCGGGATCCGCACAGTTTGCGCTGCTGGCGCTCGACGGGACCAACCTGCTCGGCGCCAAGGTCAAAGGCTTCAGCTGGAAGCCGGAGCTGCTGCAGGAGGACACGACGGGGCTGGGCGACGCGTGGAGGGAATTCACGCCGACCGGGATCCGCCGCGCGGTCGTCACGCAGGAGGGCGCGTACTTCGACACGGCCGCGGCCGGGATGCACGCGGCGCTGGCGGCGATGCCGCTCGGCCCGCGCACGCTCACCTGGTCGCCCGACGGCGTCCTGGTCTGCCAGGCGCGCGGCACGCTCGTCACCACGTACGACGTCGTCGCGAGTCTCGGCGCGCTGACGAAAGCGAATGTCACGTACACGATCAGCGGCAGCCTCGACGTCGGCGGCGCGATCGTGCAGGCGCCGGAGGATCACCCGGTCAGCTGGACGGGGCCGGTGCTGGACCAGGGCGCGGCCACCGCCGCCGGCGGGACCGCCTCGCAACAGGTGACGCGGCTGGACGTGGGGGTGACCGGGTTCGCGGGCGTGCTCAACCACTCCCCCGACGGCACGGCGTGGACGGCGCTGGTGACGTTCGTGTCGGTCACGGCGGCGCCGAATGGGCAGAGTGTCACCGTCGCCGGCCTGGTGCAGCGGTACCTGCAGTTTGTCGGCACGATCACGGGAACGGGCACGGTCCGCGTCGCGGCCGGCTTCTTCCGCAGCTAAACGGAGAAAGGACGGACCTGATGCCCGGCAAATATGGATCGGTCGACGTCGTCATCAAGTACGACGCGGCGCCCGGCGGCACGCTAACCGACGTCACGCAGCACGTGCGCGAGCTCGGCGGCTGCAAGATCGAGGCGCTCACGCAGGAATCGCATAGCTTTGGCGATCCGTGGTTCGAATACCTCAACACCGGCATGCGGCGCATCCCGGCGATCGCCATCAAGGGGCTGTTCGACACGACGGCGGCCGATGGGCCACACACGGTGTTCCTGCCCACGACCGCCGACTGTCAGCCGTCGTCGGCGACGCGCACCCTCGAGGTGACCTTCGGCGACGGCAAGAAGTTCACGGTCGAGACGCGGCTGATGGACTACGACGTCCAGGCCAAGAACGCGGCGCTGACGGAGTACGTCGCGACGGTGCAACCGACGGGCGCGGGCGCCTGGGCGTAAATGTCGATCTTTGCGTCGTACGTGACCCGGACGGTGCCGCTGCCGTTCGACGAGCCGCACACGGTGACGATTCAGAAACTCAGCGGCAAGGCGCTGGCCGCCGCCCGCCAGGCGCACATTGCGTCGTCGATGCAGTTCGTGCAGGCGATGGGCGGGGCCGCCGTCGGGCGCGAGCTCGCCGCCCTTGACCCGGACGCCGTCGCCGCCGCGCGGACCGAGACGGCGCCGCGCTACGACCGACCCACGGTGCTGGCGAAAGGTGTCAAAGCGTGGACCTATCCCGACCCGCCGACAACCGATCGACTCGACGACCTGGACGACCAGGCGGCCGACTTCCTGTGTCGCGCGATCCTCGAGCTGACGCTGCCAAACGGCGACGCCCAAAAAAAAAGCGACTCCTAGACTTGCACCGCGCGCTCGACGGCGACGGGCCGGTGCCGCTCGAGTGGATCGTCGGGCGCCTCTGCGAGGAGTTTCACTGTCTGCCGTCGGCGGCCTGGCGCGAATGGTTGCAGGTGCCGGCGGGCTTTCTCGAAACCATTCTCGAATTCCGCGCCTATGCGCGCGCGAAAGCGGCGTACGACGCGAAAGGCCAGCGGACGCACGAGCCGCCGCTGACGGATCTGGTCATCGAACACGATTTCGCCTTGGTGCGAGAACGGCGGCGCGATGCTCACCCTTGACCTCGACACGACCGCCTTCGATGCCGGCCTCGTGCAGCTGCGCGGCGAGATGGCGGCGCGGACGAAAGCCCTGGCGGAAGTCACGGCGGGGATGATCGTCCGCGAAGCGCAGGGCCGCGTCGCGCGGCGGACCGGCACGCTGGCGTCCGGCATTCACTATCAGGAATCCCGGGACGGCACCGGCTGGGTCGTCATGGCCGTGCGGCCGGATCGGCCCAACGTCGGGTTCTGGCTGGAATTCGGCACGCGCTACATGACGGCGCGGCCCTTCCTGTACGTGTCGGCCGCGCTCGAGCAGGCCGGTCACCAGCGCCGGATCGCCGACGCCGTCGCGGAGTCGATTCAGGTGACAGGCTTCGGAGGGTAAATGGCGGGCCTCAATCCCGGGATGATCATCAAGGTTGCCGCCGACATCAGCGAGGCGGTGCGCGCGCTCGGCCAGGTCGTCACCGCGGAAGCGGACCTGGAATCGTCCACGAAGGACGTCAACCGGGCGTTCGACGCGCTCGATGTGGCGGTCGGCACGTTTGCCGCGAATGCGGCGGCCGAGATCTTCAAGCTGGCGTTCGATGCGGTGCAGGCGCTGGGGCAAGAGATCTTTGGGGTCATCGATCAGGCCCTGGGACTCAGAGACGCTTATAAGGAATTCAAAGAGGCGGTCAGTGACGCGATTCGCGAATCCGGTGTGCTGCAAGCGGGCATTGATGCGCTGACCGCGTCGCTCCTGGAAGCGTTTGGCGGCAGCCGGGAAGAGGCCGTGCAGGCGATCGCCCGGGCCATCAATACCGGCACGATTGCCGCCCTGCGGCTGCTCGAGGCGGTCCTATGGCTGGGTGAAAAGGGCGTGCAAGGCGTGATGGCGTTGATCGTGCCGTTCGATGCCTTGTGGTTCTCGGTCAACTACGTGATGGAGCGGCTGCAGGAATTCGAGGCGTCGCTGTATGAAATGTCCGCGAAGATCCCCGGCGTGGGCGGCAATTTCGCCGAACTGGCCGTTGAGGCGCGGAAGACGGCCGATGAATTCAAGGCGAACCGCGACGCCTCATACAACACGATGATCGCGCATCAGGCGCTGGTCCGCGGCGAAGGCGCGGTGTTTGACGCGTCGCGCGAGGTGCGCCAGGCCATCTTGGACGCCACGGTCGCGATGCAGGACCAGCAGGTCAAGGCGGACGCGTCCACGGGCAGTATCAAGAATTTGACCGACGCGAACGTCGGCCTCGTGCAGGGCAGCGGCGAAGCCGTCGTCGCGCTCTACAACCAGACCGAACAGCTGCAGAAGATGGATGAGTGCCT